GTCTGATTGTCAGTGCTTGTGGACCAAGTGCCTGATGCACGGATGCCGTCCTTGTAAGCCTTAAAACCACGGGCTTTCATAAAAAGACGGTCTTGGGCGCCCATCACATCGACGAACGCCTGCCAAAGAGGATCCTGGCCAAAGTACTTGCCCATCATGGAAATATTGACCTCGCGAACTACAGGGGCTACCAAAGCCTGACTGCCGTCATATGAGGTCGCATCGAGCTTAATGAAAATCAGCCCGGAGCCCGCCATGCAGAGAAGGTCTGCCGCTTGTTGCCGCAGCGTCCTCCCTGACACAAACATGGGTACTCCAAAACAATTTCTCATATGCTTCTTGCCTGAATCCAAGAATCGCAAAACTGCTCCCTCGACCAGAATCGGGAACATGTTCGCACGAATGCCGGGTCCATGAAACACCTGGGGCGCAATAATGCGCGGCCTCCTGGCGTAGCCCTTCTTCTCCATATTCTTCTCGGGATCCTCAGGCTCATCCTTCACAAAAACTGCAAAGGACAAGCTCCGATGGTCACTACCTTCAATGGGAAAGCCAGGCCTGGTCTCAACCCAGCCAAACTTGCGGAGATATTCGACGCCCTCAAGATAATGCGCTAGCTTGCGGGGGTCATTGTGGTAAGTGTCGTCAGCGAGCTTCTCCATGAGGGCCAAAATGCCGCCCTTCAAATGTAGCTCATCCCCTCTGACTTCATACTGCTTCTTCAACCTGATGACCTCGGCCCTAAACTTCTTCAGAAAAGGGGTTGCCGAGGGTGTTGGCTCCTGAATGCGCAATCTCAATTCAGCAGCTCTGGCAGCACAAATGTTGCATGAACATGCACCAGACAACATTGGGCACTGGCCCAGTTCCCTTGCCTGCGCCTCCAACTCAGCACAGGTGATGCGTTCCACCACCCTCCGCCGCTCGGGCCCGACCAGGTGGGACGTGATGACAGTCTTGCCGTCCTTCTTGAACTCAACGTCCGTTCCTAAAACCGGGACCGCGCAAGGCGGGTTCACGCGGAGGATGGTGGGCAGCAGTTTAAAGAGGGAAGACGCTCGAGCCAGCCTTCCATTCTGCTGCGTAGGTTGTGAGACACTCTGGCACTCCACTCCTTGTCCGCTAAAGTGAGCTTAGCGGTGAGGTATTGACCAAGTTCCTTGCGGATGAGGAAAGTATTGATCGCGGTGGAGAGGGCAGCAGTCGCGGTGTCGCGCTGCATGCATTGCACAAGACTCCTGTTCTGTCTCAAAAACAGGGTGCCGACAGCGACCGTCACACGTTGTGGCGGCATTTCTGGATTAGGGCTCGGGTAGAGGAGGATGTCAGGCGCGAGCACAAGATCGTGCATGAATCGCACTCTGTCATCAATGGTGAGCCTGTTCCACTCGGCCCACTTCTTGTCCTCCTCCGCCCGCACGACCTTAAACGCGGCCGCGTTGGAAGCATTGTTGGACTTCTCTTGCCATGCCCACTGGGGATCCTCGCTCCTGAGAAGTTCACTCTTCGCCTTATTGGCCACGATGGTTGAGCCAAAGACAGACTTAATGGCCTTTGAGAGGAGGCCTGTCTTCTTGGCAGTTGAAATCAGTCCAGACACCGGTTGAAAAGAGCGACCAGAGAACTGCGGCGCGGCAGCCAAATGTTCAAACTGCATCTCCGCCACAACCGGAGTCAGACCAAAGAGGAAAAGACCTGGCTCCAGTACAGAGTGGCGACGGAGAGTACGCAGATAATGCGACTGGCGTTGTTCTGTGTCGAGGGTGAGGATGATATTGCCATCGTTGACGTGGCGGAGGATGATGGAGTAGAGGTTCGGCTGTTCTTCCAACTTCCACTTGTCCACGAGCTCAGGGCTCAACAGATCACGGAGATTGCCCGAGACAAACTGTGACGACGCATGAGCCATCGCCTCAGTGTTCGCTTGCAACTCAACAGCGTGAGAAATGAAGACCTCAACCACATCAGAGCAGAAATAATATCGCTCAAAACGGACCAAAACTCG